ATGACATATTATGGGTCAAAAATATCCAGATTCTGTTTCTACATCATCATACAAAACCATAGTTACATGCTGTTCTGGTATTTCAAATCTAAATGTTTTGTATGTATTATAAGGGGATAGAAACTCTCTTTGATAAATTGCAGTAATTAATTTAACTCTTATTCCATAAACTTTTGGTTCAGATTCATATGATACGCTTAAAACTTCTCCACTATACCATGTGTATATATATATAGTTGAAGCAGTTCCATCATGTTGAACATCAGTTGTGTCAAAATAACCTCTAGTACAACCCGTTAAATCATTGGTACTTTTACCAGTATACTTTATTATTTCATCTTCTATAATAATAACACCAGATGTTGCAAAACCAGTACCATCATCTACTGTAATAGTAGTATCGGCAGCTAAAAGATCTTCATCGAGTTCCCCAAGAAAAATTGTAGGGGGTAAACCTTGATGTGGTCCCATAGTCCATATATTTTCATTAGATACGCCCCAAAAATCTGATCCAACTGTGATTTCTTTCCAATCACTAGAATTGGCCGATCTATCATACGTGGTTGTAGGAGTATTTGGATCTGAACCAGTGCCGGACAACAAAACATCAATAATTCCTCCGGTCCCCAGCGTGCCAGATGTAACATCCGCTGTGACATATATAGACCGTATAGGGTTGTCTTGTAAAGCCATTAATATCCAGGTTTACGTCGTGTTCTAGATGGTGTCCTAACTTCAGCTGGTGTATTTTTAGTAGACCTACCCGGTTTGGTACCTTTCATCTCATTAGGATAACCATGCTTTACTGGTAAACCAGTTAATTCAGATTCCCTATCCGCCTCACCTTCTCCTTTACGGGTATACGCGAAATGTTTATTTCCTACTCTTGGCATATTATTCTCCTAATGGATTGGTTCTACAGATTCTTCAAAGTCTTTAATCATCTCGGTTAATTCCTGATCAGATAGACTTCTGACTGCTTCGTTAACGTTAACATTCTGGTCTATAGCCCTCATAGATGGTACACACCTTTCCACAAGAATGCGTGCTGCCTGCACGTCACCCTCTTTAGCTGCGCCAGCAAGCACCTC